GTGCTGCATCGTGGCCGCCATCACGGGGTCGTCCTGCTTCTGCCGGAGGGCGGGGTCCATCATTATGACGAAGTGCTGGTTGATATGGTTCGCATGATTATCCCAGGGGGCCGCTACCTGCGGAATGCCACGCCGAAGCTGCTCGTTCTCTTTGATTATGAGCATGTTCTCGGCCTCCGGCCCTTCGGTCATGGGGTCCAGCTGGCCGGTCTCCAGCACTTCGAAGTACTGGTTCGCGTCCTTGATTAGCCCCTTCGCCATAAGGTCCTGCGCGATCTGTAACTTCCCGGCCTCGGAGCGCGTGGCAGGATTGCCCGCTGACACGATGACGCGGGAAATGTTTGATAGGTCCGCCCCGGAGAACTCGCCCATGTAGGCCGACTTGCTTGAGCCCGCTATCGTAATCATGCGCTTCGAGTTGGCAAAGCTCTTGAGCATGTTGAACAGACCAGTCGCGCTTCGTTCTAGGAAGCTTATATAAGCCTGTTGAATAGGACTATTAAATACAAGGGCCTGGGCTTGTAGAAATGCCATAGCTGTACCCGATTCCACCCCAGTGGGCGGCTGGCCCCGCAGAATAGACGGAAGTCCAGAAAGTTTTTCCATCTGGGATTCTAGAAGATCAAGAAACTTGAACACCTCGGCTGGCGTCTTGCACAGCTCCAGCCCGACTGGTATTCCGTTCTTCATGTTCGTCTTTATGAAATTCAAGCCCTCAATCACCTGTTCTGGTTTAGTCTGAGTAGACTCGTCGATGACAATGTTGGTGATCGCAAAGGCTTGCTGATTGGTCACGATAACACTAAGTGTTTTATCGTAGGCATACTGCAGTTTGACCAGCGAGGTCATCACAGTGCTGCCAAAATTGTTGAAAAGCGTCTGATCCGGGAGCATCGGGTAGAGCGGAATCTCGTCATATGGCAGTGCAGTGTCGAGAATCCACGTGTCAGAGTCTATGTACTGCGTGATGCGCCCCTCCGGGCATGCCGCCGTCTTTCGGTGGATAAATGTGTATACCGGAATTAAATCTGAGTTGGATGTCTGGGCGTCCACAATATGGCCGAAGCGGAAGCGCTGCAGCGTGGTCGGCAGGCTGTATCCCTTCAATTCGTCCGTCAGGTCGGGACGCTGCGCTATGAGGTCCCATTTGTTGAGGTACTCGCGCACTATGTACCAGTCGTTGTCCACGTCCATGCGGGTGTAGTCGCGTATTACGTCCATGGGGCCGAGGACAGCGTATTGGAAGTCGCCTTCCTTTACCGGCATTTCCTTGCCCGAGGGGTCGGACACCACGTCCACGATCTGGCCGATATCCGCGTTCCACTTCTCGAACATCCACCCTTCACCCGTGACGAGCCCATACGTCAGGGCCATCTTGTAGGCGTCTTCCATGTGCTTAACTTTTAGATAGTAATTACTGACAGAGTCGAAAATGATGTCCTGCGACATGCTCTTGTGGTCGTCGTTGATAGCCTCCGGCTGGAAGGAGGGCCGCTGGTTGGCGATCGTGCTCACGAGGCCGGTGACGATGGAGCGATAAATATTAGACTCAATGAGCTTGTACTGCCCACGGTCGCCACCAAATCGTATGCCTATCTTCATCTCGGAGCGCATCCACATCTCCCAGTTCGTTCGCCAAACTGTCAGGCGCCCGGTCCTGAGCACGTAGTCCTGGTAGTCGTCCTTCCGGCGCTCGCACTCTTGCAGCAGGTCCTCCACCGGCAGGGTGGCGAAGTACTGCGAGTCATTTGACCCAAAAGTTTTACTATTCATGCTCCCAGAAGCCACTAGATTATCTCCTTGTGCTTGTCCGCATAATCTGCAAGCCTCCGTAAAATAGTTGAATCATCGGCAACATAACCTAAAACCGAATTGCACTTCATACATAAAAGGCCACGAACTTTACCAGTAAGATGATCGTGATCGACTGCAAAAGCTTTTTTAAATATGCTTTGATGTTTATAGCAACCCAGGCAAAGGCCATTCTGCGCGGCAAACATTTGATTATATTCTTCTAAAGAAAGCCCAAAATCTTTTTGGAGTTTCCAATTACGATGAACATTTTTATAGGCGGTAGTTGCGGCTTTTGTCTTTGCCCACATTCTCATCTTATCAATATTTTTTTTATAATAGGCTCGGCTATTTATTCTATGGCACTGTTTACAATGACCAAAAGCATCTTGATGCGATAAATCACGGAGGTGGCCCCTCGCACATATAGGTAGATGCTGGCCATTCTTTACACCCAAAGGTCTACCCATTATTTGTCTCCGGTTTCTTTTTGTTTAAACTCGACTATAAATCTTGCGTATATCCTGCGCTGGCAGTCCCTACACCCGCACACATGCTTCAAAAACTCAGAAAAGTCGTCAAACGCCACGAAGCCGGCCTTCACGTTCTCGCAGAAATAGCTAGTCATAGGCCTGGTCGTGCTCCTTCGCGTTGAACTCCTGCGTCATTGCCGCGTCGAGGCCCGCGCTCACGATCTCCGCCGTCTTTGCGCTGTCGCCCTCCAGCACTTTCTTTGGGACGAACGTGTTCTCCAGGTCCGTCCGATAGTCCGGCGGCAATGGATTAGTCAGGAGGTCCGCGCTGCGGACGCCATACATGGCCGCCGCGAAGCCGTCATAATGGCCGTACACTCTCGAACGGTCAAACTCTTTCCCTCGCGCGCCACTCTTCGACTTCGTCCACACGCCGTTGCGAAGGCAACCAACCAGTTGCGTGCACTTCGGGCTGACGAGCATCCTTCCCTCGCGGACGAGCTCACGCACGTCCGATACCATCACGTCCAGATAGGTCTTGCTCTCCACGGGCGAGAAGTAGAGTTGGTGACGAAGCGTGAAGTCCTGCAAGAGCGACGGCGTGTTGTTGTCCGCCACGCGCTTCTTTACTTCAAAAGTCTGAAAGACTTCCAACTCCTTGGCCTTTATATGCTCGGCGAGGAGGTCCGTCGTCTGCTCGGGGGCCTGCATGGCCACCTCATCGACGAACACTAGCTGCGACGACGCACCTCTCGGATGGCGTACATAGCCAAACAGGCAAACTGATTTATCTGTCCAGCCCTGGTCAAGAAACTCGTACTTGAACCAATACTTAAACTTATCATCAACAGGTACATCCATCTCATATCTGTCGCTCCACTCCGGGCACAGCTGCAGGTCCTTGTCGATGATGAACTTGCAAAAGTATTCCCTCTGTACCTTGTGGGAGAGGATGCCGCCAAGCTCCTTGATGAACTTGTCCTGCACCTCCACCGGGTAATGGCTGTCGCGTATAGTCAGCTCTATGTACGCCCCATCGGCCCTGGCCGCCTCGCAGTAGCCGGGGAACGCGTGGTCCGGCGTCACCGGCGGCGTCGAGAGCATGAGCATGTTGCCGCGCCTGGGCATCAGCGTCGACATCAGCGCCCCATCCACGATCTCGTCCAAATTGGAGCTGAATCCCGCTTCATCTAGCACTATCAGGTCGAATGCGAACGACCGAAGGTTGTTGTACGAGCTTCCCTGGCCCTTCCCGACGCCCCTGAACAGCACCCTGGACCCGTTGGGGAACACGAGCTCCGTGCGCAACAGCCTGGGCTTCAATGCCTCCGGACACGTGGCGAACGCCACCTGCACGAGCTGCCTGGCATACTTCTGCACGTCATCTATCGTGGGCGCTATGAACGCCACGAGGACGTTGGGCCTCTGTATGCACGCCTCGGCGGCCAGGAACATGCCCAGCACGCTCTTGCCTATCTTGCGGCTGCAGTTGACGACGAACCGCGTGTTCTTATCTTTGCTGGCCTTGAACGCGTCGTATATCTTGCGCTGCGACGGGTTGAGGTGGACATAGAGCCTGCCAACCTGCCAGGACGCCTCGATTGCCCGTTCGGCGTCCGTAGCCATCAAGCCCTAGGCTTTCGGCGCTTCTTGAGCCGTTTCCGGCCCCAGGACGGCCTCTGTGGCACTCTTTGCGGCCTCTGTGTCCACCGTGCTCGCAATCTGCTTTGACAGAGTCTCTGCTCGCTGCTTGAAGTCTGCGTGCTGGAACGCCAAGAAATTCAGCACCTCCGCCACCTTCATGCCCAGGTGCCCGGGGTGGCTCGCCTGCGCTATGTAGTCGTGCGCCCTGGCGAACAGGTCCCGCACTGCCTCGATGTCCTTCAATTGCTCCTGCGTCGTTCGTGTGTCGCTCATTTTGTCCCCCGATGCTAAGATATGGTACACATTGGCGTACCTTATGACCGTTTACGGCTAAAATCGTATACTTTATACTTGTGCGGGGTATTTTCCGGCAAATACGACTGTGCGTCATCCTACAACAGGGATAATGGCGATTTATACCCTTAAAGGGATGAAATCCTACCTGAACCTGTACCCGAATAGCCGCCTGTGCGGCCATGTTACGCCGCGCCTGTAGAGCCAGTACACGACCGGCATGTACCAGTCTGACGCCCTCATCGGCCGAATCCTTCCGGCACGTCCCAGACGGTCCCGTCGATTCCCTCGCTGAACTGGCCGCCGTCCTTGGCGCACCAATAGACGCCCTTGAGGCTCGCGTCCATGTCATAACGTAGCCAATGGTCCATGATCTCGCCCCTGCACGTGACGCACTTTCTGCCGACGAACCTCAGCACGCCCCTCGGATTGAAGTCGCGCAACAGCATCGGTCCGTTTTCGAGGAGTAGCTGCGGGTCCGTGTTGGGGCTCGATAACGTGCGCTCGTCACTCATAGTCGTTGTCTCGCATGACTGGCTTGCTACTTATCGGGTCGCCGCATAGACACGATGCCGGATTGCCGAACCGATTGGGCACGGAGCCATGGCACCCCGTGTACCTGTCGTGCAAATCGTTATGTCCGCACTCGGCGCATGTCATGTCGTTTTCCTCTCCAATACATGCTCTATGAAATTGTTCTGCACAAGTAGCGACGTATTCCATCTCGATAGCTTGGCCACCCTTAGCCGCACTGCGTCGTTAAGGCCGGGGTCTTGCGAGCCGATGCGCACGACGCCTTCCGGCATTGGGGCAAGAAAATCGTTGTCCGCGTCCAGCCGCCACTCGCCGCCCTGCCAGCCTAGCGGCAATGAGTCCAGCGACGCGCCTATCATCCTGTAGCCGTGCCTGTCCGGCTCCTCGAGGTAGAGCTCGCCGACGTAGTGCCCGTTGGCGTCCGTGTACCTTCGCGCTATCGCGAGGCGCGCCGGCGCGAACGTCAGCGTGCGCAGCAGCCACGTGTAAAGTTTTGTTAGCAAATCTATCTCCCTTCCAGCTCGTTCAGCGCCGCCAGCGCCGCCCTGCTCGCCTTCCCCTTGCCCCTCTTTATTCGCCGGTGCCCCTGCGTGACGATGAGGTACGGGAGCAGGCGCAACCATAAACTTAACAATTCTTTATCGTTCGTCTTAATGGCTACAGCGAACGAAGTCACCCAGTCTACGCCGACGGCGCGCAACCGCTTGGCTATGCCGCTGGGCTGCTTCGAGTGCAGGTTGGCGGTGTTCAGGCGCACCCCGTTCTTTGGCGGCGCCGCATTATCGGATGACATCGGCGTTTAGGTCTATGAACAAAGCTTTTACGTTAATGAATATGCACGCAGAACAATGGCATGCTGATAGACAACGATATGCGGTTACTAATCTTTCGATCATATATGCCCCCGATTGTCGAATAAGTGCCCTATGATTAGTTAATAAAGCAACGTAGCGAGGCTATCGCTAGCGGTAAGTGCGCTAGGACGCCTATTTATATAATATATATAAACGTGTTGAGTTTTAGCGTGTCATACACGTAGCGTCGCTCGCGGCCCTTCGGGCCTGCTTCGCTCTCAACGGCATCCGCTAGTACGTCGCCTATTGGCGAGCGTCCGCGTTGCCTGGACGCAACAAGACCGCTACCCTATAGGTAGCATTGCATAAGTTACCAGGCTCGTCGCCTGTGGCCTATCCGGCGCGTCAGCCGCCAGTCTCGCCAAATCCTCTTCGCTATCGCAAATAAAATAGGAAGCCGTCCGCTTGCGCGAATAGCCCCTACACTTATGCCCCCGATGGTGGCTAAACATAAGACAAGCAATCGTTTCATTATCGCAGGCATGAATAATAAATATCGATGGATTTGCTATGCCTGGTATAGCGGTGCCTTTTTGGGCCTTGACAGATAATCGTTTCGGGGATATGCTTTTCGTATGGACTTCCCAAACAGCAGGCTGACTGGGGCGCGGAGGCAGGATGCTTGTAGCCACGACGACCTCTACGCCTATGACAACGACGGGTTAAGCGCGGGCGGGTGGTGCTATAGGTGCGGTGGTTGCGGTCGCGTGTACCGCGTGGAACTAATAGGCCAAGAGGCAGTATGAGTGACCGCGAGGGATGGTGCGATCAGTGCGACGAGTCCTATTGCGAGGTGCACTGCTTCGCCTGCGGGCATGGCGCCGAGCACCACAAGCACGCGGACGCCTGCAGGTTCGAGGCGTGCCAGTGCAGGTGCTATGAATGAGTCAAAAGACCTATTGTCTTTTTGTCGTTCTGGGGCTATACTGAAGGGACAAAATAAACCAAAAGGAGATAGCACAATGCACCTTAATCCAATCAGGCAAAACGTAAACGAACTAAATGTTCATGATGGACTAACAGTCTTATTCAGCTACAAAACACCAGTGGCGGCGATTGTCGACAGTATGAGATATCGCACAAGCTACAAATGGAGTAAAACCACGACACGGCATATTAACCAATGGCTAAACGGTGGCCATGCTCAAGAGAAGCCCCAGGAGTTCTTCGACGGGCTGGTGAAATAGCGTGCGCCGCTCACTGGTCGAAGCACTCGCGTTCGCGCTGAGGCACGGGGACGATGACGCCCTGGTGTTCGAGCTCTGCGCCGCCATAGCGCGGCTGGACATGGGAGGATACATATGCTAGGGTTATGTCAGTCATACGCGGCGCAATATCGGGACGGCGAGCACAGAATGGAGTACATGGAGACATCTAATGGCGAGGAATGGGAGCGCTGCATGGACTGCGGGGAAACTAATCTAGTGCGATACCACGATTGCGGGTCAGGGGGCTAATATGAAAATAACTAAAGAATGGCTTGAGCAACAAGGTGCATGTGCTGATGGCAAAGAATGGTTTAATACGCAAAAAGCAACACGAGTAGACACGATAATAAAAAAACTTGTTGTAGAAGCAAAGTTTGACTGGGCCGATTGGGTTATAACACGACTAATGACGCATGAGCAAAACGTGCGTTACGCCTGTTTTTCATCACTTCAATCTATAGAAATTTTTGAAAAAGAGTTTCCTAACGATAAGCGCCCACGCGAAGCCATTGAGGCCGCATTACGGTGGGCCGATGATCCGACGGAAGAGAATAGGTCAGCGGCGGAGTCGGCGGCGGAGTCGGCGTCGTGGCCGGCGGC